GTCGCCTGTACTGCCAAACCAATCAACGGCCCAGCTCCAAGGAGCCAGGTTCCAGATAGTATCTGGAGTCAGTGAGAGTCCGAGCGTTTTACGCGCGTATTGAAATCCACGCGCAATCTCGTTCCTGACACCTGTATTAGGTGGAGGAACGAAATAAGTAAACGCACCGGAAAACCACCGTCGTGTCGTAACCTCATCGGTACGCCACACCTGTCCTCTGGGTGAAGAAGGCGGCTCGTCAAAAGACGAGATGCTAGGAGAGTACCAAGGACTGGTACCCTCTCTAACTAGCGTAACGCTAGTCTTCTTCTCCTCCGGGAAGTTATACCGCCGTCTAACCACCTTACGAGAATTCGACTCATAATTTTCAAAATTAGAGCCGGTTCGACCTACATTGCGACAAAAATCGCGTAGGTCATTCATAAGGGGCTTCCAGCCAAACTCTACGTTGAGATATTCATCTCCGATCGCCTTACGGCGGTCAGAGGTGGACAGCGCACGCCATTCTGTAAGCGTGCCCCCAATTATCTTGGGGATGCCGTCGTTGAAGAACTCACCGAGAGCAGTAGCTAGATCGACGGAAGGTTTGGAGGGACTACACTGAGCAATGGCGTGAGTCCCGTACTCGTCAAGCGAATCATCGCTTGAACGAATAACGGAAGGCCACTCCATAAGCCCAGGGTTCATCGGAAGAATAGGACCACTATAAGTGATCGTTATCTTTCGACGACCGTCGGGCCAGGAAGGATCCTGGCCCTCTATCCAACTCATAGAGGCAGAGCCCAAGGAATGAACCTTGGACTCCCACTTCTGAGAGAAGAATGGACCACCCAAATCCTTAGTGAAACGACCTTTAATAAGGTTGTGCCACTCGGGATGACTTTCTGTATCAGTAATCTGATACCCCTGCAGGTAGTATTGCACATCACCGTTAGGTGAATATGTAACATCACGTATATACGTGTTGGGTACGGTCTCGAAACTAGTCAATTCTTGCACTAGTTTCCCGACAAAGGCTTCGGCATACGGAATCAACCGTTGCCGATGTTCCATACGTACCCTCCTATCTGCAAGGCCGGAAAGCCTATCTGGTCTTGTGGGGATAAACCCCACACTCCATCCTGATTAAGAATGGAGACTGTTTGCACAGCGCCCTGGGCCCCGAG